TTCTGATTACGCTCACTTTGCGCTGCAAATTCTTCGGGTGTGGTAGTAGGGGGTGGCCCACTTGGAATGCCGCTTCCACTTGAACCGCTCGCCCCGGAGATACCGCCGGTAGGCGAAACCATTGTGGCTCCCTCGCCAGCCTTCTTGACGTACATCTGCGTAACGGGGTCGTAGGTGTAACCCCCAACGTCGCCGCCTTCGGCAAACTGGGCTTGACCAGTGTAAGGATCAATTCCCGCACCTTGTGCCCCGGTGACTACATTTCGGCTGATTGGCTGCTGGTACGGAGTTGCGTACGCACCTGTGCGGATGTCTGCCTGCGGGTAGCCGGTGTTCATGCCAATTGAGTTGGCGTCTGACATGGCCTCCACTGGCCCACCCTCTGCAAAGTTGTATTGCTTTTTAGCCGTAATGTCATCAATTGGCCTGTACATCGGGTTGAAATACTGGCGTTCTTTGCCAAAGTTTATGCCTTGATTCTCGTATCCGGGCACGTCAGGAGTAGGGGTTGGTGTCTGCGTTCCCGCGTTGAACTGATACCGCTGGCCCATATCTTTGTCGGTCTTGATTTCTGGCTGTTTGGTGGTTGTTTCCAATAGCATCGGGGCCGCTGCCGCAAGTCCGTACTGCATTAAACCTTTGGCTCCACCAACACCTGAGCCCTTTAAAGCTGCGTTGCCCATAAACGCGGTTCGCGCCGCCTCTGAAGTAGGTAGCGCCGTAAGACCCTGACCTGCTTGAGCAAGGTTTCCGGAAAATGTTGCAGGTTGTGCCGGTACGCCACCCAATATCTCAGGCGTCCCCGCGCCAGCCGCGCCCGCTCCAGAGGCTGCGCCAGCAGCCGTTAAGCCACCCGCCAGACCCGCACCGCCGTAAGCGCCAAGACCGGCCATCAAACCTTTTTTCAAGCTACCTGTACGCAGTGCTTGTAAGCCACCAATACCTGCGGCGATGCCAGCAGCGCCAACACCCTGCAAACCGGGAATCATCATGGCCCCAGCGCCCAGCACCATAGGCAAGATGGACGACAAAAAGCCTGCCTCTGGCAGACCTGTCTCTGGGTTGATTGTGAGAGAACCGCCGTGAGCCATAGCCAGTTGCTGGAGGCTATTAATTTCGCTCGGGGCCATGTGGACGAGTTGAGTGTCCGGGCCTCGGCCAAGCGCAGCAAGTCCCTGTGCGGTTTGATTCATGGTTGCCTCTGAAATCGGGGGTGGGTCGAGTTTATCATGATGATGTCTTTATGCGAAGCATTTGACTCGTATCCTGTACACCATCCTGCGTGTCTCTGTACACATCGCCAAGCCTTAAAGTAGCGAGATCGGCGTCAGTTGGAAGCGTGTCAAGGTTTAAGTTTAACGCGGCCCCAGCTATGTCTCCGGGGTTATCCAACTGGTTAAAGTACAGACGTAAAGCGCTAAGCAACGCCGCCATAAATTGAGCATCGTACTCAACCGGGGCAGTCGGTAGGCGCGGGGCGCGGACTAGAGGGTTGCTCATGCTTACCTTCTGCCATCTGGTCGTACTTCAATACGGGGAACACCAAGCTGCCAAGCCGTACCAAGCGTGTCAGAGCCAACTTTAAACGCCATCTGACGCCCGCGAATCCTGACATAGACCTGCTCAGTAAACTGCTGTACGTTGTACGTACGTTGTCCGGCGTAGCTCACGGTACTCACTACTTCGGGATTGTTTGAGTTGCCGTAGTTGGAGCCCGGGAACTGCCGAGGCCGAACTGTGAAGTCCAGCGCAGGGGCGTTAACCGTGGAGCCGTCAAAGGTCACGTCAGGAATGAGCCTCCAGACAAAGCCAAAGTTGTGCCCGTCACCGATGTCAAAGTCCGAAGACTGCACAAAACACGTAATAGGCGAAGGTGGGTTGGTCGTGCCGTCATCCACGCCAGTCTCGTGGTACACAAGCTGATTGCCATAGGTGGTCGCCATAGGCTCCACGCGCAGGGGGCTGTCCAGCCAAGCCGTGCGGTTTAACGTACCGTAGTACCAGACACGCTCAAGGTAGTTGTACACCACATACTTGTCAATTGTGTCGGAGCTAGCCGAGCAGTAGTACCACCAAATCTCATTAAACCCCTCGTTTGTTCCAGCAAAGAACTGAGACGCCTGCGCTATGTTGATGTCGTTGTAAACATAGGAGCGCAACGTGCAGGGCAGCGTTTCAACGCGACCGGAGTACATGTAGAACTTGTCCACCCCCATCCAGTAAGTCACGTTGTTAGCCGTAGCCACTGCGTTCTGGCTAGCAATAGATATATTGTCGGCAAGAATCTGGAACCCCCAGACGTAGGGAGCACCCAAATACTGCATGGAATACAGCGCGGAGTCTGTCCAGACCAGAATCTCTTGCCGAGCCTGCATGGCAGTAACAATCTGCGAACCGTCACTAAGTGTAAAGCTGCCAGCTTGATTGGTAATAGCAGGTGTCCATTGTGTGTAATCTTCTTGGTCTGACCAGCGTATCAGCATAGGGTTCTGTACGACAGAGCCGTAGTCGTTTACCCCAAAACCAATGACAAAGCGTGAGGCGTCCGACACCATAACTATGTTGCAGAAATCTGGGGTGTCCCCGGTAGTAAGCAGAGTGCCACGGTCAAAAATGTTTGGGTTGGCGTTAACCTCCCAAAGATAAAGCCCACCGCCACGGGGATTAAAAATTAAATCCTCACCAAAATTGGCTTGACTCCACAGACGAAGTTGAGAGCCAAAACCGACACCAGCGGGTGCAGGTGAACCCCAGCCCGTGCTTGAGTACCCAGTGGTAATGCCACCCCAGCCGCCAGCGCCCCAGCCCACACTGACTGTAGATGTGGCGGAGCCGGTTGTAATTTGGTATGCACCAACGGTAGAACCGCCGCCATTACCAACATCCGAAGCGTTTGCTGCAACGGTAGAGGTGATTGTGTAGACGTTGTTGCTGGTGACGGCCACTACTTGATACTCTTTATTAAGCACGGTAGCGGTAATTGCCCCGCCGAGGCTGGCCGCGCCGCTGTATGTAACAAAGTCTCCAGCTTGCGCTCCGTGCGCGGCGTCGGTAACCGTTAGGGTGGTTGAACCATTCACGGCTGCAAAAGTTACATCCCCGGCAGAAGTGGTGCTGCGGATAGGAGTGACGTCGTGGAAGGTGCCGCCCGTGCTGTTTTGGATATAGAACTTGAGGTTCGTGCCAACACCCAGCAGGTTGTAGCTAGACAGCGTGATCCAGTTAAACAGAGAGCGGCAGACGCCCCAGAACGACCCCGCAGGTGGTGTTAGCGCGGAATTAGTTGTGCCGGTATCGGCAACCCAGCCGCCGATCTTCTCCGCTGAGCCCGAGCGAAAGCGCACTTTGTCGCTCTCAAACCAACCGCCCTCATTGGCGAGCGTGGTGGACTCTCGGTTTACACCGGGTCTGAACTGGAGTTTTTGTAGAGGCATTGTTCATTTTCCCACGTATCAGGCAAAAGGTCGAGTGCCTGCTTTGTCAATGATAAGCGCCTGCCTGCGCGGGGTTCCGTCTGGCGTGTTTGTCACGCTGATGTGTGTCCAAGCATCAAACTCACGGATGATTTGATCGAACGGCAAACCCGCAGCAATCACTGCGCGTACCACTTGGTCTGGCGTCATGCCGGGGACACGTAAGTCTGCCGCGCAGCCAATTCTATGCTGACTCGTGTCTTTGGAGCCAACGCTGTCGTTGACTTGTTTTGACCGGAAGGCGCTGTTGACCATGATGGGTTTGCCATCCAGCGCCGTCTTCACCTGCTCCAAGAACTCGGCAAGCCGTTGCAGGTTGGCAGTCTCGGCTTCGTTTGGCGTGTTGTCAAACTGGCGGTGATTTGTAACGGTCAGTTCCGCCAATGAAAAATGAGTAGTCACTTGCATTTTATTTTTCTTCCATAAAATTTAAAATTGCTCGCAATTCTTCAACGGTTGCATCGCTTTTAACGCGATTTGCTCTCCAGCAAATTATTTTTACATTGCCTTTTACATAGCCAAGAGATGAGTCGAGTCTATCAATTGAAGGTGAATCATTCACAAATCCTCGTTGACCTTTGTTGCCTTCATAATTGATTTTGATCCCAAGCACTGGGCATACATCAGGAAGTGGCAAAAGATCGTCTAGCGTAATGGAAAATTCCATGCCGTTTTTATTGGCTCTTTGTTTTGCTTGACCAAGAATGTGGCTAACCCTATTTTTAGGTTTTTTGAGCCAAGCGGTCTTATTTGCTTTAACTTTTTCTGGGTTTTCAGCTCGCCATTTTTTTGTTGACTCACAGGCTTTTTTGGAATTCCTTTGATACCAAGCGCGGGCATTTGCGTTTACCCGTGCGCGTTGTTCAAGGTTTGTCATTTGATTGCCGGAGCCTTAGAAAGAAGGTCTGTCTTGGCCTGTGAGCCAGCGCTTGAGCCAAAGTAGTAAGCAATGATGCCCGTCCAAGCGGTGGACAAACTGCCCAGCATCATCAAGATCGTCGGGTTGTTGCCGTCAACCTTGCCAAAAAGCATCATGCCCAAAATGCCAAAGAACCCAATCGTGATGATTGCGGCCAAGGCCGGGGGAACAATTGACCTCGTGGCGGCTTGCATGTCACGCGCAGATTTCCTGTCTTCTACAGACAACTTTTCAAAGTTAAGGCCCAGCTCCTGCGCTTGTTTCTGCAACTCGATCTCTGCCATTTTGACTTGAGCAATTTGCTCGGCTGACAGCTTGTTGCTGGAGATCAGGTCGCCAACCTTGTCTGGGTCTACGCCGATTGCCTTGGAGATAGCCGAGACAGCCATCCCCGCCAGTGGACCGCCCATTGCCGTGGCAATTGTGGGCGCGATTTGTTTAAGCCAATCCATTACTGTTTACTCCTCGATAACATGGTTGCTGCGATTTGAAGCATGGCTCGGGTGTTGTCCATGTCTTCAGGCTGGGTAGCCCATCCGACTGTGATCTGCCCAACAAACCTGCCCGGCTCCGGTGGAACGCTGATACGGCACGTATAGGTAACGCCCTTGGCGATGTACCACAAACCCATTTCTGACTGCGCTGACTTGTACTCACTGCATGGAATCTCGTTTGCCATGAGCTTGACCACATCTGAATTGTTGCCTGCGTTCTGTGTAAACAGCCCAACGTCCAGCCCGTCGTTCGTTTTGTCCCTGCCGTCCTTGGCGTAGGCCCGGTGCAGGATGCGTGTGCCAAACATCGAGTTGACTTTAAACACCGCCACGATCTGTGCGCCCGACTGCTTGAACAGATGGGCTGCTGCGTCTTCTACGCGGTCTTCAGCGATGCTGGGAATCTTTCTTGACTCCTTGTACGCCCCTATCAACAACTCTTGGTTTGTGTATACAAAATAGCCCGCAAAGGTCAGCACAGCCATGAGCACCATCGCAAACAGACGGAACGGGCTGCTGACATACGCCAGCACCTTGTCAACTAGGTTTAAACGCTCGTCGCTCATCTTTGCTGCTCAAGGATGCCAATGGTGAAATACAAGATCACCCCGACCAAACTGAAGAAGATAACCGCCAACAAGGCCAACTCAACAACCTCGTCCATCTCTTGCTTGCGCTTGGCCGCAGCTTCTTTTTCTCTGCGTGCATCATGGGCAGACTCTACGTCCATCGCTGCTGCACGAGACTTGATGCGGTTCCACACATCGATTTTCCCCGCCTGCATAAACAGGAGTTGCAACTCATCTTCAAAGCGCTTGGCCTGATCCAGCGCCATCTCAATTTGTATGGCCGTGCCCATCGAGGACTTGGACTTCTTGGCCTGAACAACCGCCTTGGTGGCGGTGGACTTCGCGTCAAAGTACTTGCCAAGGACGGGGCCAAGAGACGATACATCATCGACGGTCTTGCTGACCTTCTTAATCAGCGCAACTGCTGCCTGTATGCCTGCTAGCGCCGTTAATGGATCAATCACTTTCCGCTACCTTTTTAGGTTCAGGCTTGCCCTTTTCACGCCACTTCAAGCACCAGACATCTTTGCGGTCTGAAGACCAACTCCACCTCACGCATTCAAATACGGGCGCAGGAGCTTGTGCCGTTGGGGGTGTGGGTGGCAGGGCGTCCATGCACCTATTACTTCTTATAAAGAAATAACCTGTTTTGCAAAGGACATTGGATTTACACCCGCTGGTACTGCGGCTGGGTCAATAATGTCATCAACACCATCTCCATTACGCAGTGCATGGATGCAGTAAGCCACTGTGTTGTCCTCAAGAGCTACAAGCTCGTGCTCGTGCTCAGCCTTTATATAAATCATATGAGGCGCTTTGAAGTCCGTAACCTTGCTGTTAACCGTAACACGCAAAGAGCCAGAGGCTAATAGAGTAAGGTGGTCAAAAGCATGTGTGTGGCCGTGCTCAATGTCGCCAGCGTTTTTAAAATGCATCTGACGCGAGTACAAATTAGCTACGCAGCCGATTTGAACGTATGGTCGATCGGGCATAATAAATTTCTCTTAAAACTAATGAGATATTAAAGTTCTGTTATAGAAATGGTACTACTGGACGGAACGATCAACCCAAAAGCACCAATTTGGGGTACCACCACAGGTCGTTTTTGCTCGATCCAGTAATTGACCGGTGCATACATGTCGATGACTTTTTCCAGCGATTCCCCTTCAAATGGCAGGCGCGCTCCAATGTGCATGGTCTGGTGCCCTTCTGCTGAATATACGACCTCCATGCAACGTGCGGCTTCATTAACATTGATGATTTGGTATGTGTATGGGATGCTCATTTGTTTTCCCTTACGAGATTGAACCGAGTCGGGTTCCTGTTGCAATATATGTAATATATGAATTACCAGAGATAGCGTATCCACCAGAACCACCGGCACCTGCGGCTGAGTAATTGCCGCTTGTTCCATTAACACCGGCTGCCCCCCAATTTCCTCCAGCGCCGCCGTTGGGCACAGTGCTAAAGCCTCCGTTAAGCGGAACACCTGCGCCGCCAGCGCCAGCGCCGTTAACAGTGCCCGCGCCACCGTTTCCTTGGTTGTTAACCGATATGCCGCCCGAAGAGTTCGCTGCATTACTAGAACGGCCACCACCACCGCCGCCGCCAAAATAACCCTTCTGATCATAATCATTATTATTGTAACTAGAGCCGCCATTCCCGCCGCCGCCGCCGCCGCCGCCAATAGTTCCTGTGTTGTTTACGGATATTGCGGAAGAGACTGAAAGGGCACCGCCACCGGGATCACCGTCGATCCCGACGTACCCCAGCGCGAATATATCTCTACCATTTCCATTACCGCCCATGCCGATAATAAAACCTTGATTAATAAGCTCGACGCCGCCGGGGAATGACCCACTAACGGTAAGTGCAGGGGTGCCTGTATTATTGCTGCTGATATACACACCAGACGCAATAGTAGCCGCAACCTTAATGCTCTGGTTCCAGCCAGCGTTAACTGCCAGAGTGCGTAAGTTTGCGTTGGTCTGGTTGCTGCTGATCGTGAAGGCAAACTGGTTGGACTTACCGCTTAAATTGGTAATGGCAATAGCTGCTGGGCTTGCGCCGACACCCGCTAGAGTACGAACAGCGGCATCATTTAAAGAAATTGTTGCAGTTGAAGATAAGCCAAGCTCAGTGTTGATCTGAGAGAACGACATCGAATTGCCGGGTACGACTGGAAGCGTCATGCTCGCTCCTTATGGTGTGCCGAAGGCGGTAATATTCGCCAACGTAATCAAGTTGCCCGAAGAGTCCATTGAGGCAATGTTTGTAGCCCCGTACTTAAAAAATAGCTTGCCGCCGGACTCAACGATAGAAAAATTTGTCGTAGCCAGCGTTGTAGCTGCCGCAGCCGTCGTGGCGTTGCCCGCCGTCAGACCTGCCGCTGTACCCGTGATGTTCGTTCCAACCAAGGCAGATGGTGTACCCAGAGCAGGAGTTATCAGCGTGGGGCTTGTGGCAAATACCGCTGAACCCGTACCTGTTTCGTCCGTAAGCGCAGTCAACAGTTGAGAAGATGTAAACGATCCAAGAGACGTAGCGGTACCTACCGAAGTGACTGCGCCGGTTAGGTTGGGGGCGCTTATGCTGTAAAAATTAGTTCCATCACTAAACACCAATACCTTACCACCCGCAGGAACAGTGATACCTGCGCCCGCTGCGGTTGTGTTACCAATCGCCGTTGAGTTAAAAATCGTAGCTGTAAAGGCGGTGGTGTTGTAAATGATATAGGTCTTCTCCTGTGGGGGAGCATAGACGTTGAAATTGGCACCGGTCGTTGTGGACAGTGCAATAACGGCGTTTCGTGCTTGGTCAGCAGCACCGTCCAGCGCAGAGAAGGCTTGGTTGGCCGAGGTAACGGATACCGCCACATATCCAGCAATAGACGCCTCAATCAGCGTGCCGAGGTTGGTGTTGGTCGTGGTGTTCCACGTACCGGCCTGTTCGCCAGCGCCAATCAGCTCAATTCGTAGCGAGGGGGAGTAGGTGCTTGCCATAATTATCCTTGCGTTGATTTTGCCACGACTTGCTCTAGCGCGGTGACCTTGGCGTTCAGTTCTTTGATAGCCTCAATCAACAGAGGAACTAAGCGCTCGTAGCGAACAGTTAAGTAATTCTCGTCGATTGGGGCCGGGGCCACAACCTCTGGCTGAACTGCTTGGACTTGCTGCGCGGAAACACCGACTTCTAAAATCTTCTCGTAACCAAAAGACTGTGCAAGCTCGTTGGCTTCGTAATAGAAGCCGTTGAGCGTCAGTACTTTAGCCAGCGCATCAGGGATGTTGCCAAGATTTGTTTTGAACCGATCATCTGAGTAGTAGGCCGTGATGTTGTTGGTTGCACGAATCTCACCTGCTGTACCGGAAGCGGCTGTACCAACCCCAACCGAATTAAACTGCGAGTTCTGTGACGTGCTGGTAAACGTAGCTGCTGAACCAGATGCGTTGCCCGTCAAAGCGGCGGTAATCGTGCCTGCGGTAAAGTTTCCACTTGCATCACGCGCAACAATTGCGTTGGCGGTGTTCGCATTAGTTGCTGTAGTCGCTGAGTTGCTAACTTTTGACGCCGTAGAAATCGTCGCCAGCTTGGTGTCCACAATGCCAGCAGACGCGTTGATGTCTGCATTGACAATTACACCGGCAGCAATACTTGTTGCATTGCCAACAGAGGTTACATCGCCGGTTAAGTTGGCGTTAGTTGTAACTGTTGATGCGTTGCCTGTTAAAGAAGCTGTAATTGTTCCAGCACTAAAGTCTCCTGATGCATCACGCGCAACAATTGCGCTGGCGGTGTTTGCTGATGTTGCTGTCGTCGCTGAGTTGCTAACTTTTAAAGCTGTAGAAATTGTCGCCAGCTTTGTATCAACAATAGCGGCTGATGCGTTAATGTCTGCGTTAACAATTACTCCTGCGGCAATACTCGTTGCGTTACCCACCGAAGTCACATCTCCGGTTAAATTGGCGTTTGTAGTGACATTACCAGCGGTTAAGCCCGAAGCGGTGCCTGTTATGTTTGTGCCAACCAGCGCCGATGGCGTGCCCAGCGCGGGAGTGGTCAAGGTTGGGCTTGTGGCAAATACCGCTGCTCCTGTGCCCGTTTCGTCAGTAAGTGCGCCCAGCAGTTGAGCAGATGTAAATGATCCGAGAGATGTTGCATTACCAACTGAAGTAACTGCACCGGTTAGATTGGCGTTTGTAGCATCATTTCCGTTTAGCTTTTGGATAGCTTGCAAGATGGAGTCCGTAGCTGCTACTGTACCGGCCCCAGATACGTAACCTGTCAAAACTTTTGCAATAACAGGCGCGTTAGTCAGGGTTGTTGCATTGCCAACGGAAGTCACGTCGCCAGTCAAGTTGGCATTTGTAGTTACGTTGCCCGCAGTGAGTCCTGCCGCAGTTCCAGTAATATTAGTGCCAACCAGAGCGGAGGGTGTTCCAAGTGCCGGGGTAACCAAGGTGGGGCTGGTAGCAAATACCGCTGCTCCCGTGCCCGTTTCGTCCGTAAGAGCACCTAAAAGTTGCGCCGATGTAAAGGAGCCAAGAGAGGTGGCGTTACCGACAGAGGTTACAGCGCCTGTCAAGTTGGCGTTGGTTGTTACGTTGCCAGCCGTTAAGCCCGAAGCAGTGCCTGTAATGTTTGTTCCAACCAGAGCGGAAGGCGTACCCAAAGCGGGAGTGGTCAAGGTTGGGCTGGTGGCAAAAACAAGAGCGCCTGTACCGGTCTCATCAGTGACCGCAGCAGCAAGATTGGCTGAAGACGGTGTAGCCAGAAAAGTTGCAACATTGGTTCCCAGACCCGATACGCCGGTTGAAATTGGCAAACCCGAGGCGTTTGTCAGAGTGGCCGAGACGGGAGTTCCCAGAGCGGTAGCATTTCCAGACGCATCAAGGTTGACTGATTTCCCAGCGGGGTAGGTGACAAATACGTCTTTTGTGCCCGCTGAAAAACTTAACGCGGAAGGCTGTGTTCCTGCGCTGTTTGACAGCACCGTTGTTCTGGCTAAGGTTGTGCCTGACAAGGTGTACGTACCAATCCCGACTTCCCACTCATTACTCGACTGTCCTGCAATTGTGTAATAAGTCGTGTTAGCGTCACCAATCACGGCGAAGGACTGAAACCCCGTAACTGCGCCAAGAAGCGTTACTGTTCCGGTGCCTGTTGTCGTGGCGGTTTCTTTTACGCGATCTGCAAGTACGAGTGCCATATGTGTCCTTAATCCGTCTCAACCAACTCCCAATTGGGTGTTTGAGAAGTATTTACCAAAATCCAATAAACAGCAAGCACAGTGCCAGATGAACCTGCGGCTTGAACCCCGGTCAGTGCTAGTGTTCTGGCACCTACACCAACAGTACCCACGCTACCTGTAGCTTGAACACCAGAAAGCTCAAACGCCTCAATAAAGGTAACTGTGCCAACTGCGCCCGAAGCTGCAACCCCAGTCAGTTCTGTAGCTGCGCTAGGAGTAACCGTCCCAACTGATCCTATAGCTTGGTTGCCATCTTCTGTCGGACTGTTTGTTTCTGTTACATCCCCAACCGCGCCTGCCGCTTGAACCCCAGTCAAGGCTTCTGTTTTAGTAAAAGTTACCGCATCTACCGCGCCCGAAGCCGAAACACCAGTCAGTTCCTTTGTAATGCTTGGACTTACTGTCCCAACTGAACCAATCGCCTCGTCACCGCTCGTCCCATAAATCTCGTTGTAGATTACTGTGCCAGATGAGCCTGCGGCTTCAACCCCTGTTATAGCTACCGTTAAAGACAGTGCTACTATGCCTGCTAAACCAACCGCCTCAACACTAGCAAGTTCAACAATAGAATCAACAGACCCTACTGCACCCGATGCGGCGACTCCCGTAAGAGCAACCGTAATATTTGCTGTGGCGGAGCCTACATCAGCAGACGCAGATAAGCCCGTCAGGGCGGCACTGCCTAACGTTTCCCCCAACGACGCAAAGGGAGCCTGTGCAAATGCGGAGATACCAAACATGGCCTACGGCTTGCGCCGCCTCCGCTTAAGTTGTTGCCAGACGCAGTAACGCGGTTGATGTGGTGTTGGCAGGCATTGTCAGCGTAAACGTGCCCGCTGTAATGGTCTGACTGCCAAACGTATGGACAGAAACCGCCTTGTTACTTTGCGTAGAGTTATAAATCAACACCGCATCAAAAGCCGTGGGCAAGGTCACTGTGGTGTAAGTAATCGAAGCTGATGGCGTGACAAAACCTACACCCGCCGTAGCAGAAGCGTTTGTTGCCGTTGGAGTTGTTGCGGTCGTTACCGTCACGCCACCAGCCGAATAACCTGTACCAGAGACTTCGTTACTAGCAGAGTACGCCGTAGTAGATGCGTTCACCGTAGCAGAAGCCAAGTACAAGGCGGCTTTAAACGTGTCTCCAGTTGGAGAGGTCAAGCTGGTGCGCGAGGTGATTGTTGAGGCACCAAATTGGTGTTGAGCGGACATCAGTTCGCCCAAGAAAGAGGTACACATTGATTGAGTATTGGCCATGATATTTCCTTTATGCTATAGATGCTGCTACGCCGCCAGCAAAAGTTGGAGGCTTCTTTAAAGTTACATGTGCAGAGCGGTGAACAAGTTCGCCCCCCTGCCAGTATTCAACCCATGTGGTGAATTCGTTGTCATTATCCACGGTACCCTCCCGCTTTTCAAGCAGAGAGTCGTCCATTTCGCCTTTGGTTGTCGTTACAAGCATATTGGTCCTTATGAAATTCGCACGATTGCGCTGGAGGCATTGGCGGTTGGAAACTCAATTAAAAACGTAGTGTTGGCTGTGGTCTTATCTGCACCAAAGTCCAGCACCGCCACCGATTTGTTGCCCTGCGTGCTGTTGTAAATCAAAGCGCCACGAGCCGTAATAGTTGAACTTGCCCAAGATGTGTTGGCAAAGCTGACAAACGCGGTAGGAATATTTGCCGTGTTGTTACCAGAGGTCGGGCTCGTGGAGATGACCAGCGTGTTGCCGCCCGCTGTGTAGCCCGTGCCAACCACTTCATCAGTTGTTGTATATACAGTCGTGTCCGGGCCGATGTTTGACGCTGCCGTGTACAAAGCGATCTTAAAAGTGTCGGGCGACGTCGGGCCAAAGTTGTGGACCGCCTGAAGCAGTTCTACCTTGAAGCTGGTCGTCGATGTCTGGGCTATGGTCATGTGACTGCCTGTCTATATTGACCAGATCGGTAGGCGTCTTGACGCTCCATACCATCACCCAGACGTTTAGCCAGAGCCAGCGCTTCTTTGTACTTACCGTCGTACAGACCGATGATGTCAGTCTCACCCTTCATGTACGTATACGCCTCAACCAAGCTGCCATACAGCAAGACCGTATCGAAGTTGTCGCCTAACCACGAAGTTCCCGCTGTGGTGATCGACTCAGGGTAGTAGAAGTAATGCAGCTCTACGTAGTACCCGGCGTCAGGCGTTGGGCCAAGGATGAGCGACAGCTCGTTCGTAATTGTTGAATTAAGAATCGTTGGCCCGAACAAAGCGTAGTATTTTGGCTCGCCTGTGTCATTTGGAGTCGGGTACGCTTGACGGATAAAGTTTGCGTCTTTGTTGAGCAAGTATTCGTACGTGCCGGTGTCTAAATTTGCGCCAATAACACCTGTTACCAAGGCCAACGAGTACACGGCCAAGAAGTCTTCCGGTAGAGACACGTACTTGTTGTTTGCCGTGATCAACGAGAACTGATTCTTGCGGATAGACGGGAACTGCACCGAGTTGTAGATGCGCTGCTCAGCCTGCTCAATGAGCAAGTTAATCTGAGTTGTGCTGGACACGGTAGAACCGTCCGCCAGAGTTGTAGCTGGGAACTGATTCTCCGTGTACGACTGGATCGCCGCTACAAGCTCGGTGTATGTCATGCTTTACGCCATTGGGCCACGAGCCATCACGCCCTTGGTAGCCGCGCCTGTACCACGGATTTTTATGCCCGAGGTTTTGGCTGGCTGCTCACCGGCAAACTTGCTGATGGCACCAAGGCTCACGTTATAGGTGTCCAACTTGCTGTGGTTTGGCATCCTGCCCGGGTTGGTTTCCGCAACTACGGGTTTGCCCTTCATGGTGTGTGGCTCAGCATAGACGCTGGCATCACCAACTTCTTTGCCACCAATTTTTTTGCTGTATTTAGCCATGATTAGCCTTTCCGTCCAGACGACTTCTGGTTGGCTACTTTAGCCAAACCACGGCCCATCTTGAGCATGTCGGCGTTGGTCTTGCCACCCGCACGCAGTTTGGTCGGCGCTTTGCCGGGGTGCATATTTGCTTCGTGCTTCCGCACTGCTTTCTTTGCGTCCATATTTAACTCCTATGTGGTAACCGTAACTGTACCAATTTGCACACCCAAAGCCAAGAAATTTGGCGTCAGCGCATCATCAAAAAACCTAGAGCCACCCACGGGGTTCCAACCCCACTGAATATTCCTGCTGCCCTCACCCAAATAACCGCTTACCAAAAGCCCCGAAGCCACATAGCTACGGTCTGGGCGCGGGTTACGCAGGGCTTGTGGATCATCAACTGGATACATACCCAACTGAAGCTGCGGTTGGTCTGGGTCCCAGCACTCAGGACATACAAGCAAATTGTACGTCTTAGTCTTGATAACTTCCTTCTTCAGCAGTTTTAACTTGAAGCGCTGCCCGCAGCGGTCGCACTCGCTGATCGCGTTCTTACCACTGGCGAACCTATTGCCCATATCAGTTTATAAACATCTGGCGCGGCACGAATCGCACCGCAGCTTTTTCACGATCCTCGTCGGCGGCGTTCTGCCAAGCCTCGTCGTACTGGGCTTTGAGCATAGGTAGGCGCTCAAAACCTGAAGGAATCTTGCCCGCTAGGTAATACGACAAGCCCGCTGCCATGCAGGGCACAAACCGGAACGGGACGTCCATGACGTTGACACCGCCGCCAGCATCCTGAGTACGGCGCAGACGCCAGTAAGCCAGCGTGTAGGTCTGTGAGCCATCAGGCGTTGGCCAGACAGTGACGGCGGGCAACTGTTCCGAGTACACGGCTGCGCCAGTGGTATGCGCGGCTGCGGTGGTGTTATTCTGAGCGCGGAAGCAGTTGTCCAGAGTATTCCCTGAGATGTAACTGTAGTTGATGGTCTCGTTGTCAATTTTGATGAAGCCAGAAGCAGGTAGGCCCACAGTCGAACTGAGGGTGATGGTCGTAGCCGTAGAGGTAATGGTGCCGTTCAGCGTCAGGCCCGTAGGCGAGCTCTGTGCGTTGTACCGCTGAATCCAAATCTGAATAGGCCGCGCCTGCTGGATTTTGTTCGGGATCGTGGCGTAGGTTGATACGCTGATCCGGGTGATGGTCAAGTCCGCCTGTGTAGACGCTACGTTACCACCAGTGCGTATGACGTGCTCAAGCAGGTCAATGGTGTCAGATGGCAGTGCATAAGTGTTCTGCCCCTGCACGAAAGTGATGGTCCCCGGCTCAATCGACCACATGTTGATGCCACGGTTGGCCCAATCAGCAAACATGATGTTCAGACTGCGGCGAGCAGTTCGCAGGTCATAGCCGGTACGCATCTCGCTACCAGCGCGTTCAAACGCCTCCTCGACCAGTTCAGTTAGGTCAAGGTTAAATGCGGAAACGCCGGAGGTGGTTGCCATTATCTAAATCCTGCTGTTTTCTTTGCAATCGTTTTGGGTTGAGCTACGAATTGCTTCCCGGCGGCTTTTCCTGCTCGCTTGGCTTTGGTCGTTGCAGCGTACTCAGCAGGGCTGAGACTTTTAATCGCAGCGCTTGGAAGGTATCGCTCACCTGTTTCAGAAGATTTTTTACCACTTTTTGTTCTCCATTTTTGGTCGCCCCAGTCTTTGAGGGATTTCTGCGGTGCCTTCATATCAGTCTTTGTAGCCGCCACCAGCAGCTTTGTAGCGTTTGGCCATCAGTTGGGCCTTACGGGCTGACCACTGACCTGCTCCGGTGCCTTGCACTGCGGCAGCTTTGATGCTGTTAAAGATGCGTTTGCGAAGACCGGGCTTGGTGTAGTTGCCCGCTTCATTGACCTTGCCGCCTTCAGCCATCTTGATAGCTTTGGCTTTGGGTATTTTCTTTGGGTTGATGGCTCCCATGCCACGGCTGGACATCATGATTACACCATCCGGCCTTTTGTGTGGCCCTTAGAAATGCAGCCATCCGCACGAGTGACACCACCGGACTTAAAGCGTTTGCCCATTTCAGTCTTGGTAGTCGGCGCTTTCTCTGCTGCCTTCTTGTCTTTTTCATCAGCCATTTTTTGCTTCATGGCGTCCGTAGGTGGCGCATCAGTGCCGCCAGAACGAGCTTCTTCTCTAGCTTTCTTTGCCAGCGCTTCTGCGTCAAGTTCTGCTTGTTTTGAATCAGACATGATCAGCACATCCTTCCGCGAGTCTTGCCTTTGGTGGCAATACCGTCAGCACGTTTAGAAGCCGAAGAAGTCATGCCGCCAGAAGCCATCTTCTTGACCACGCCGCCGCGCTTCTTACCAAAAATTTTTTGTTCTTCGCTTTCTGGTCTTTCTTCCGCGCCAAATCTTTTTAGCTGCTTATTGGTAAAAGCTCCCGACTCTCCCGTGGCCGGGTATTGATAGTCTGCATCTCTCAGTTTTACGTCCGGTCTGCGTGGCTTATACGAACTCGTAAGTTTTGCCTGCTCAGCGTCTTTTGCAGCCTGAGAGTCAGAGCGCGTGCCACGATAAGCACCTTCAGGTTTTGTTTCAGAACGAATGCCCCGGAAAGCACCTTCAGGCATTGCGGTGCTTGCGGCAGGCGCTTTTGCTGCCGAAACAATTGGGGCTTTTGGTCGGGTAGCAACCTTTGCAGCCGCGCTTTTCCCCGAAGTAGACCCTATTGGGTCATACATCTCACCGGTCTCGGTGTTACGACGAAGCGTTGATAACCTACCTTCTTCATCACGAATTTCGCCCAAATCCGCAGCAGGTTTCTTTGCTGCGTCAGAAGCCATAGCGTCCACACCAGTGTCGGTATCGCGGTCGTAGCTCTTACTTTTGCTCTCGTTTTTGCTGTCGCTTTTGACCGCGTCTGGAGTTTTGCCCTCGCCTTTTTTGTTGGCCATATAGGCAAGACCAGCCAGTGCGGCCAAACCTGCTAAACGCCCTGCTTTTTTGCTTGCCATGATAGCTCCTTAAATTAGCAGGCTCTGCCGCCGCTCTTCATCTTGATCATTGTGCCCTTGGTCTTACCCTTGGACTCGATGCCGCCGCCTTTGGCCATCTTGGTCATGCCGCCAGAGGCCATCTTCTTCATGCCATCTTTGGCCATGTCCATGCCTTTTTTCATAACAGGTTTGCCCATTGGGGAGTCCCCTGTGCCTTTTTTCTTGGCCATCATTGCCATCATTCCGGGGTTCATTTTTGAAGCCATAGTATCACCACCTTTATTAAAGAGTTCAGTCTTACCCTGACGAGTTTTAGGCTCGTTTACCTTCTGAAGATCAGGTCGGGATTTGTTGCCCCCGAACTTGACGCCCTTGCTTTTCTCGCTGAAATCCTTGGCCACAGATACGGGCACGCCAGCCTTCTTTGCAAATGCGGGGTTGTGTGCTGCGGCATCCATGAACCGCTTTTGCTTCTCACTTGTTGCTGGCATCGGGTTTCTTCCGCCCAATAATTTCAGAAAACGGTTTCCCTGTGACCATCTCAGCGATACGCATCAAAGTCCATACGGCGCCGATCAAACCAAAGATAGGTGTAAGGAGTTCCAAGAATGATCCAATAGCAGCGACCACCGACGCAAGGTCAATGATGTTTTTAACTGTGTCGTGAGTCTGTGTCATGTCAGCACTTCCATCTTGCAAGAGCAGCCGCCTTACGGGTGGGTTTACCCTTCTCGTCTTTCATCGGGCCGGGCATCCCGGACATACGGGCGCAGAACGAATCCTTGCGCTTGCCGCCCTGCGGTTGCGGGGCTTTGAGGTTGCTACCCGTAGCAGCGTTGTACTTGGCACGGCCTTTGGCGGTCAAGCCCGCCCCCTTGGAGATGGGCAGTTTTTCACCGCGACCAACCGAGAGAACCGGACCTTTTTTCTTAGCCATAAAACACCGTTGCGGTTACTGAGCCACCAACGCCTACAAACATACCGTTTTTACAAAGTATACCTTGACCGGGAATGGTGACCGGCAAGCCAATGATGTTGTACGTGTCAAGCTCCAACAGAATGCTGCTGTAAAACGTCACCGCGCCGCTGGTTGCGGTACTAGCTGCGGTTATTACAGTAAAAACGTTTGCGTCGGTCTTGGTAATTGCATAGACCCCATCCACTGCTGTGCCGGTGGTGAAGTCCATAAAGACCCTATCACCCGTCTCTAACCCGTGCGCCGTGATAGTCACTGTAACAGTGGTACTGGCGGCAAGCCTAGCGTATGTACCCGTCTTAAAAACGGTAGGATCAGCCACTGCCGAACTACGCAAAGATGCCGTATTCGGAGACACCGTAATGCTTTTAAGGCGTACTTGACTGGTGGTCACCGTCCTAGACGTTGTTACGTGATAGGACTCGACGTCGGTTTGCATGGCCATAATGCAATCCTATCCGTAAAAGATGGTCGTTGTTACCGTAGCAGACGGCAAGAACGTATAAATACCCACCGATGCCAATACGCCCTCGCCGGGGATCAGTGTGTAGAACGATGTTCCAGTAGCACAATCAATCTCAACCAACACATCCTGATACATTGTCACATTACCACTGGTGGTTAACACGGCTGTAGTAACAGTAAATGTGCCTGTTGTTGGGACTGTGACAACGGTATATGTGTCTGGTACAGCCGAGCCAGTCAGGAAATTCAGAACAACTCTGTCTCCCACAGCTAGACCGTGGTTAGCATACGTAACCGTGCAAACCGCAGTGCCGGGAATGTTGTAGGTGGCCGCTTCTGGGACATTGTTTGCAAACGTCACATTCAGATTGGAAGTGGTGGAAGGCGAAACCACAATCCCTTTTAGGCGCACGCGGTATGGCACGGCCACGCCCGACACTGTGTTGTGATACGACTTTACGTCATACTGCATCGTCATGTTGTTGCTCCGGTTCTGGTGCGTCTAACATGCGGGCTTTTAACTCCGCATTTTCCTTTGCCATTGCCGCTACGAGTCCCATAGCGTGATCTCTTTGGCTCTCCAGAAGCCCAAGCATGGCTTGGACCTCTGGGTCTTTATGAGTCAACATTAAGAAGCGCGAGTAACCAATTTCCAAACTGGGCTGGTAATTACCGCTGTCTGGAGATACAAGTTTCCGGCGGTGCTGTCAATGTACATGGAGCCGGGGCCAGCAAAGTTGTCGCCCGTTGTACCGTC